AAAACGCTTGGCCGACGAGGCCATTGCGCGAACAAAAACGTCTAACCCTCAAAGCCCGGTTAGACAAAAAAGGCGAAAAGTGCAATAGTTTCAAGTGCTGAAAAGGCGCGTGGCAGTCCCTAGGGGACAGCCAGAGCTGAGCAAATTCAGCACACACCAGTGTCTAACCCGCCCGTTTCGGGCCTTGCTGAATCAATCGGTTACGCCGGGAGTGTCTAACCTTATGCAGCGCCGAACCGACCTTCCGACCCGCCCGACGATCTTCCATCGGGCCGACACCTTCTACGTCATCGAGACCTACGAGGACGAAGGCTGGAATGAGCTGGCACACCACGCCGAGCTGAACCCCGGCACGCTCATGATCACCCACGCGATCACAGGTGAGGTGCTGTGGAGGCCGCAGTGAGCGACCTCCTGAAGGTCGGTGTCACCGCCACCCGCGAAGGCTTAGCCCCGCCGCAAGCGCGATCCCTGTTCAGGTTCTTCAAGCACCTCAAGCCCGGCGAGCTTCACGAGGGCGCCTGCATCGGCGGCGACGAACAGGCGTGGATCATGGCGAAGTCGCTCGGCTGGCACACGGTTGCGCACCCCGGACAGGTGCCACCCGCATTGCGTGGCCGGGTGCTGGACCGCGACGAGATCCGGTTGGAGCGCCCACCCCTGGAGCGCAATCGGAAGATTGTCGACGAGACGGAGGAGCTGGTCGCCCTCCCGAAAGGCCCTGAGGAGCTTCGTAGCGGCACGTGGTCGACGGTCCGCTACGCACGCAGGCTCGGCCGGCAGATCACGATCATCTGGCCGGATGGAGCGGTGACCGTCGAGCCTGAGCGAGTCCCCGCCCAATGCCCTGGAGGATGAAGTGAGCGAATGGAGTCCGGTGACGACGCTGAGCGACCTCGACACGCTCGATGACACCGAGATGATGGAAGGCTACCGGGACGGCTACGCTGGCGATCCTGAGCCCGGAAACAATCACTCGCGCAGCTACTGGCACGGGTGGCGGAACGGCCGCGCTGATGGAAAGCATCAGCCGATCGATGACGCGCAGAGGGAGTTGGCACGCGTGGTCGCCGCCCGCAGCCGTCCCCGCCTAGCCCCACCGTCTGAGAGAATGGAGGCGTGAATGAGCGAACAATGGCTGCCTATCGAGAGCGCGCCGAAGGATGGAACACGCATCCTCGGCGTTCTGGACTATCTCCCGCACTGGCCAGTGCCGCTGTGGTGGGCGAGCTACGCGAACGAGTGGCGTTGCCCCCTCAGTGAAACGCAGGATGAGCGAGATCGCTGGAAGCCGATAGCCTGGATGCCTTGTCCAGATGTGGAGCCGGCCCGACTACGACAACCCGCCTAACCCCCTACCCTGATCCCCCTGTGGAGGAAGATATGAGCGAGACACCGATTGAACCAGGAAACATTTGGAAGCCGAGACCCGGCAGCTCCCCAAACTGGGGGTACCGCCTACCTGTCCGCGTGAGCCACTTCACCAGGGGCGGCCGAATAGTGGTGCATTGCGTCACCCCGGGCGGGCTTTTGGGGTCGCGCCAGACGTGGCCGCAGGATCAGTTCCGTCGTTGCTATGCCCCTGCGCAGTGACCCACCACCCCGCTCGGCAACCCGACGAGCCCTTCGTAACGTATGCCGCAGCGCCTGACGTTCTGATGGTCCCGCACCTGCTGAGGGCAGTCCTTCCCGATCACCTGGAGGAGATCCACAAGGCCTATGTCGCCCCACTCGGATAGAAGACGGGCCTTGGATAGACGGCCAGTCCTGGGGCACTTGGTGCAGACGACGGAGAGCATGTCGGAGGGGTATTCGGATAAGGGGCGCTGTGTTCTCACTCCGTTCTCATGCCGCCGGGTGGGGCGGAGAGTCAACAGGGCTTGGCGGGAGGGTGAAGCTGCGGGCCGCGAGGTGATCAGCGTTTGGGACACCACCCCGCGATCCTGATCCGCTCGCGACCTAAACGACGCCACGCCGACGCATCGTTAAAGTAGCGCAACTTCGTTGAATCTGCTACAATTTTTGCATGGAAACGACGCCTGAACTCCGGTCGATGATCGCGTCGATGATGGACGCCCACTCACAGTGGGAGCAGGAGAACAAGTTCGACCGTGGGGCCGACAACCAGTTCCCCTGGACGACCGAACACCTCTCCCTGCTAGCCCGCGCCGCGCTCATGGCGATCCGGGAGCCGACGCGGAGCGCGCTTCATGCCGCCGCGACTGACGATACGCCGCGAACGGCGACCAACAGCGTGGATCGCATGTACGACCACATCCTCGGCGAGCCTACTCCCCCCTCCCATACGTGATAGGATCGGGACATGAGCGACGCACCGAAGTTCCACGTCATCGCGGATACCTTCTGGCGGGACGGGATGCCGAGGCCAATCACGTGGCGATTCGACCGAACCGAAGCCGAGAACGCTCAAAAGGCGATCGTGGAAATCATGAAAACAGACCCGCCGATGTGGCGGTTCGACCCCACGGGCCTCCCTCCCGAGGTGCGAGTCGCAATGGAGGCGTATATCCGCGAGAACTACCCCGACCGGGCTGATGAGATCATCCTACCGGCCAGGGACTAACCCCTACTCCTCCGGCTCGCTGAGCACGGCCAGACCCGAACAGCGGGCATGAAAAAGCCCCGCCCGGCGCTTGGCCGAACGGGGCTCTGATGCCTGCCTACAGGCTTGGCGGATCATGTGCGACGGCCATAGTGGTTCGCCAGTCGGGCTTAGGAGCGCGCGTCCACGATCCAGGCTGCAGTTCCCGATCAGGCGGGACATACGCCGCCGCGAATCACCTATACCACACCCATCATCCCGCTTCCACGCGGAACCCCTCCTCCAGCGTCCGTAGCGTCTGGGGAACGCGACCGCGGTAGATTCCCCGTTGCATTCGCGGTCCCGCCGCCACGTCAGCGAACCCCGTAAAGCCGTCCAGGCGGCCCACCAGCTTTCCGTCCGCCACAAGCTCGTAAAGCCCGTTCGTCTCGTGTGTGCGCCACGTCAGGCGCCAGTGGATGGGCTGACCAGGAAACACCTTCACGCGGTTCTCGACGCCACCCAGCTCGCCGCCGGCCCGTGGGGCTTGGCCTGTCGCTCCGAAGTACATCGGGAAGTAGGCCCAGGCCTGGCCCGTGGTGCGATCGACCCACAGCGCCTGCGTGAACTGCGGCCGCACGAGGCCTATGGTGTGGAGGTGGAGGACACCGTACCACGTCGAGAGCAAGCGCTCTGGCGTCTGAAGCACCCACGTCCACTCGGCGCTGAATGTCTTGCCCGGCTCGAACGTGCGGTCACTCAGCAATTCGGCCCGGTCAGCGTTGTTACCGTCGTCGCCCGGATAGCCGGCGTCGCCCTGGCGAACCTCGTACAGGACGATATCGTCATGGACGCGGATCGGCCAGTCAGCCTTCGGATCGCGATAGCCGTAGTGGCCTGCGGTGAAGCCGTTGAGGGATTGGCCGTTGGCGAGGGGCTTAAACTCCGGATTATCCGGAGGTTGGACCGCGGGCGCCGGAACCGTATTGACCGGCGATGGCGTGAGCGGGCTCGCCTTCACGTCAGGCGGCGGCTTGGCTACAGGCTTCAGCGTGGGGGCGGGCTTGCGGGGCGGCCTCAGGCGGAACCAGCTCATGGGTTCAGCGCCTCCTGCGCGCGAGCCCAGGACTGGAAGTCGATCAGTTGCTGACGGGTGGCGTTGCAGACGCCGTAGTTGCCTGCGACCACGGAACTGAGTGTCGAGAGTTTAACGCCGGAGGCGGCTTCATGACTGCGGCCGGCGGCGAAGGAAACACCATCTGGATCTTGGCCGGCGGCGGCTGCGTCGAGCAGGCGGACAAGGCCCACGGGAACAACAGTGCTGTCATCCACGGCTTGAGGGACATAGATGGGGACCTTCTGCTGAATGGTGCGGTAGCGGGTCTCGATGCGGACCTGGTTGGCTTCGGCCTGCTGACCGACCTGGGCGGTGACGCCGGCCGAGGCTTCCTTGCGGTCCAGCGCGGCGTCATGCTCGGCCATGAGCTGGGCGACGCGATCCGCGCACTGGACGCCCCAGCGCTTGCGATCCAGGGCCTTCCCCTGCTCGCCCTTCCGCTTGGGCTTGCCGTACTCGACGAACTTCATTCGGGCGGCTGCACAGACGGCTTCGCCGCGCTCGGTCACCGCTCGCTCGTGGCGCTCGGCGAACTTGCCGCCGAGACCGAAGCCGATTGCAGCGGCGCCGAGACAGCCGATGAAGCCGAGTTGGAGCGTTGAAAGGCCCAACATCAGTGGTGCACCGTGGCAGTCATGAGCGACTGAACGGGAAGCCGCACGACCTCCTGGTCAGACAGGAAGCGGTCGCCGAGCTTGTCGTAGACGCCCCAGCCAGGGCCGCCGTCCGAGTAAGCGCGGGGCGTGTAGCGGTATTTGCTGAAGTCCATCATCGGCCCATGGGCGGGCGACGTGCGTCCGTCCCACAGCATCCGCAGACGCTTTTCGAGCTTCGAAAGCGGTCGGTTCATCACTTCCCCAAGATCTGCTTGAACGGGTCTCGGCCCGGATCGCGCATCGCAGAGCGGATGATCCAGGCGACGATGATGAGAAGCGCGACGGGAGCGATGACGGCCAGGAGCAGGAGCCCCGTCACTTTCGTCCTCGGAACAGCGCCTTGACGTAGAACGCGGCGAATGCCGCGAGGAGCGCGATGGCCACAGTCAGGCTGACGACGCCGGAGATGAACCCCAGAAAGAAGCTCACGCGACCCCCTTCATGCAGAGGGCGCTTTCGGCCTTCCGGCGCAGGTCGAGACCGCGGATGACGACAAGCTTTCCGCCGATGCGGCCCTTGTTCCAGGCGAGGATCGCACGACAGCCGCCGGCAAGGTCACCCGCCCGCATCTTCCGGGAGATCGATGATCCACAGAAGGCGGGGGCCCCGGTGTTGTAGGCGGTCAACAGCGTCGAGACCTGGATCTGCGCCGGCAACGACGGCGGCAGGCAGGGGCGGATTTCCTCGGCGACGATCTTCAGCCGACGCGCCGTCATGGCGTCGCATTCGGCCGGCGTATATGGGCGCATCTCTACGCCGTGAGTCTCGCCGTCACATGTGGTGAGCTTCCCCACGATGTCGAAATAGGGGTAGAGCCGCCGGCCCTCCCAGCGCTGAATTTCAGGCGTCGCCATCGCCAGGATGGCCGCCGTAAACAGGCTGGCGCCGCCGACTGCGCCGGCCGCGCCAATGGCCCTTCCCGAAGGCCGGTTCATTGATGGCATGTTCCCCCCGCTTAAGCGGTTACTTGTCGGTCGGCTTGAAGCTGCGGCGCTCGCCCAGGCGCTCGGTGAGGTCGTCGAAGCGACGCTCGTTGTTCTTGTTGTGGATGCCCATGATCTCGGCGAGGTGGCCGATCTGCTCGCCGACGCGCTTGCCCATGTTGTCGACGGCTTGGGCGAGCTGACCGATGTTGCGCACCGCGTCCTCGGTCTTTTCGAGGCGGACGTTCATACGCTCCAGCGTGTCTTTCATCTCGGAGATCTCCTCGTCGTGATCCCCCAGCTTCTGAAACGCGCGGCCGATCGCAACGAGCCCGCCGATCAACGGAATGGCGACGGACGCGACCAGGCCAAGCACAGAAACCAGGTCCATAGACACCCCCCGGTGAAAGACGTTGAGGGAGGCGCGCGGGGTAGCTGTCCGGGCTCATGCGCGCCTCGATTTACAAAGGTGAAAGGTCGCCCAGCCGACAAATCCGCCGCTACGCGTAGCCGGCTCATGCGGGCCGGGGCTGCTCCGGTGTTACAGCACCGGGGCGGCCCGAACTTCAGGTGATGCTCGTCCAGAGCGCGACGAAGGCGAGCCACACGGCCAGGGCCACGCCGGATCGAAACCCGCGGGTCTCCTCCAGCCTGGCGTTGAAGGGATCGTCCGACAGGATCTGTCCGCCCTGCGCGATCACCTTGGCCTCGTACGCCCCGTAATCCTTGGCCTGTTCGACGACGCTCGCCGCGAAGATCGTGAACACCACCAGGGCGGCGATGGTCGGCGCCAGGTCCCAGCGGAAGACGAAGGCCGACGCGCCGACCGCCAGGGCTACAGGGATGGCTGCGCGAATCCAGGCCCGCCGCAGGTCGCCCTTGTCGTTGATGGTCGCCGCATCCTTGCCGAAGCCCATCGAGCGGCCGATGACGACACAGAGGACGATGACGGCGCCCAGCCATGCGGACTGAGGCGGCCCCTCGCCCCGCCAGAAGGCCAGGAAGCCGATGGCGATGGCCAGCAGGGCCCAGAGCTTGGCCTTCGTCTTGCCGCCCGGCTCGCCCCAGCCGCGATCCACCTTGCGCATGACAAAGGGCAGCCCGAGGGCCGGGAGGAGGAACAGGATGTCCATGGAAGCTCCGTCAGGCCGGAAGGTAGCCGCGGGCCACGAGGCCCTTGTAGATGATGTCCCCCAGCGCCGCCGCGCCTGACCAGCCGGCCGAGTTGGGGACCTCGCTCGGGTGGAAGTCGCCGGGCGCGACCTGCAGGGACCGCGGCCACAGCTGGTTGGCGATGTCGGCGAGGTCGTCGGCTTCGCTCGGCCCGCCGACGTCGTAGTAGACCTCGCCCGCCATCGGGTCCGTGTTGATGATCGGCGCCAGCGTCGGCAGGTAGTGGGCGCCGATGCCCGCCTCGATGGCCGCCATGTCCGCGTCGTAGGTGATGCGCGCCGCGGAGCCCGGCAGGTTGAAGGCGGGCGTCGACTGCACGTAGACCCAGCGGTTGTGCGACAGGAGCGCCGCCATGGCGTTCAGCGCCAGGATCGCATTCGCCCCGCCGATCTCCAGGAAGCCGTCGACCACCACCAGGGTCGAAGCGTACCATTTCTCGAACTCGGTCCCGGCGTAGGCGATCATGCGGTCACGCTGCTGGAACAGCGTCGTGCCGCCCTCGCCGTCGTTGCTGTAGGCGACGTAGCCGCTCGGCGAGGACCGCTGAAGGACCTGCTCCAGCACCCTGGCGCCGTTCAGGAAGCTGTCGCCGACGAAGTTGACCGGGCTGGCCGCGACCGGGGCGGCGATAGCCTTGGCTTCGATTTCAGGCCGCGTCCGCAGGCCCTTCCAGAGCTTGAAGCGAAACTCCTCACCATTGGTCAGCGGCGAGGTTCCGAAGATGCCGTCTCGGCCCCAGGTCAGCTTCAGCGGCGAGCCCATGACCGGGACCACGCCCATGACGGTCTCTTCGCGGCCAATGAAGTTGTCCGCCACGGCCCAAGGGAGCTGGCCTTCCTTGAAGGTGGTGACGACCCGGCGGCGGCCCCGGCAGGGCGGCGTCGAGATGCCCGCCCGCGGGTGGTCGTAGCGCTGCGTGTAGTACTGGCCGAAGTTGTACTTGGCGTAGAGCGCGTGCGAGGTGGTCCCGGCCGCGGTGTTGACGAAATACTGGAACCCGTTGAGCGCGACGTTCGTCCAGTGGAAGGCGATGCCGCTCGGCGGATTGTTCACGTAGTCCGGGTCCAGCTCGTACTCGATGAGCACGGTCGCCGCGGCATCGTCGTAGAAGAACGGGAACCGCGTCAGGCTCCATGTGCCGTCGCCGTTGTCGATCAGGTCGGCCATGGCGTCTTCGCCGACGACCTCCAGAGCCGTGGGGACGCCCCCGGTGAAGGTCAGGTCGATGACCAGCGTGTCGTCGGGCAGCGGCGGCGTCGTGTAGGCGTCACCCCAGGCCTTGACGATCCCGAGCTGCCCGCCCGTCAGGCCGCCGGGGAAGACGAGGTAGCGGCCGAAATCGACTTGCGGCAGGGCCAGCGTCCCGGCGTTGATCGTCTGGCCGGTGAGAACGACGTCCTCGTTGGCCTCCGTGCGGTAGTAGATCGTGCAGTTCGACCCGAGGCTCGAGCCCACCTGGACGTTGAGGATGTCGGTCCCGGCGAAGTCGAAGTAGGGGCCGAAGTGAACGTCGGGCCGCTGGCCGGTCGACGGCGCCGCGGCGTGCTTGCCGGGCACGTGCTTGACGCTGATGTCGTCGAAATCGAAGGTGTCAGGCCCGCCGTTCAGCGAGTTGACCTGCAGGACGATGAAGGTGGTGGTCGCCGTGGCCCGGAAGAACAGCGGCGCAAGGACGCCGGTGTTGCCCCCCATGCTCAGCACGTTGGACGAGGCGGCGCTGTTGTCGGACTTGCGGATCGCCCAGAACGAGTTGGTGGTGTTCACCACCGTGGTGATCGACCCGCTCAGCTGATACCACTCGCCGACGACGGTCGCGAAGCTCTGGTAGCAGCGGTTGGTCGCCGTGCAGTCCATGCGGAGCTTGCCGTCGACCCAGGTCATGGTGCCAGCGGCCGGCACCGCGTTCGTCCAGCCGGTGACGTCGGCGTCAAAGGTCCCGTTCGTGAGGCTCTCGGGCTGGTCCGCGATGAACTCCGCGGCCGTCTGATCGCCGAACTGGCTCTTGTCGAGGACGAAGCCGATCTGGTTGCTGATGTCGGCCGCAGCGCCGCCGGTGAGCGCCTGGAACAGGCTTGTCGTGTCGGCGATGTCGAACATGATCGCCGGGCTGAAGGCCAGGACGGCGGCCTGCAGGTCGATCGGCAGGGCTGCGACGTTCACCGCCAGGGAGACCGCCGCCAGGCTCGGCCCGACGCGGTTTATCGCCGTGACGCGGACGGTGATGCTGACGTTCGAATCCGCCGTCTGCAGCGTGTAGGCGCTTGCCGTCGCCCCGCTGATCACCACGCCATCGCGATACCAGGCGTAGGCGTAGGACGACGGGTTGTTCAGCCAGGAGCCCGTCGAGGCCGTCAGCGTCTCACCGACCTCGGCCGTCCCGGTGATGACCGGAATGGAGAGGTTGACCGGAATGACGGTCGGGATGCGGGACCAGGTTTCGGGCGTCTCGGGGACGTCCGTCCAGGTCTCGGGCGTCTCTCCGACCTGAGACCAGTCTTCCGCCGTGACGGGGACGCGATCCCAGGCCATCAGGCGATGCCGGCCCGAGCCTTGCCCCAGGCCAGCAGGGCGGCGGCCTGATCGGCATCGAGCGCAGCGGTGACCAGGCAGGCGTTGATGATGCCGGTCATCGGGAACGACCCGCTGTTGGTCATGCCCATGCTCATGTTGCCGGAGGACGTGGCGGGCACGATGTTCTGGGACAGGCCTGCGTTGCCGTCCATGTGGACCTGCGAGGAGGTCGCGCCGATGGCGTAGCGCACCACATGCTTGCCGGAGAACGGGATGTTGGCGTTGGAGAAGGCGCTGGCCCCTGCCCCGGTCCCGACCCGCCCCTGCGCGTAGTTGACCCCGCCGGAGACCAGCCGTTCGGCGCGGCGGAATGCGTTCGTGCTGTTGCCGTACTCGAACAGCGACATCAGCGCCGTGTCGGCCACCAGCGCCGTCTGATCCATGACCAGCCAGATTTCGCAGGGGTCCGCATTGACGGGCAGGGAGCCGATGCCCGTTCGGACCAGCCGCTGGCTGTTGGCCTTGTCGAAGGTGACGCCCGGCCGGCTGTTGAAGCTCGTCGCCGAATAGGTCGGCTTGGCCGATGTCGTGCTCTGGGTGATCGCGTAGCCGTTGGCCGTCGCATCCGTCCAGGTGGTCACGGCCGCGGTCGCCAGGGTCAGGAGGTCGGCCCGCTCGGCGTCCCAGAAGGCCAGCAAGGATGCGCCGAGGTCGGCAGGCGCCCAGGCCGGCGCAGAGGCGCCAGCCCCGCCACTTAGCGAGAGCGTAGGACTCAAGCTCAAGCCGGCCATGGGCGATCCTCGTGGAACATGGGTGGGCTCCGTGGTACAGCTGGCTGATGCGAGACGTGATCGACGCCGAGTTCCGGGTCGTAGAGCGGCCCTATCGGGTTCCGTGGGCGACGGTCTTCTGGTTCTGCGTCTACGCGGGCGGCGCGGCGTGGGCCGTGGCGACCGAGGAGGAGCCGATCGCGCGGGCGGCTATCGCTTTTGCGGCAGCTTGCCTTTGGCCTTTGTGGACGCTTTTCCGTTCGGTCGCGCGGAAGGTTCCCGAGGAAGACGCGCAGCAACTTCGGACGCGCCTACAATCCCGGCCGGCGACAGTATGGGCAAGGCGGGCTTCCCGGCCATCGTGAGGATCGGGATCGGCGGCTTGGGAGCCGCTGCCCCGCCGCCCATCGACATCAGCTTGATCAGCTGATCGATCTTCTTGGCCTGGGAGCCTTCCGCCGCCGCCTTGGCGAGGATGCCCGTCAGGCCCACCGCGCCCATCGCCGGGTTGGTCATCGTCGCGCCGACGTTCAGGGCGGCCATCAGCCCGTTGCCCGAGGGCGACAGCTTGCCGATAAGGCGCAGCGCGTTCTGGCCCCGCGTCGGCTTGACGATCTCCTCGGCCAGCTTCCGTTCGGCCGGCGTCAGGTTGCGGATGCGCTTGCTGCTGGTGGGGTCGGTGAACCGGCGAATGTTCTGCGCCGTGGCGTTCTGGACGTTGCCGCCCGAGCCCGTGGTTCCGGCCCGCTGAATGGCGCTCTCGCGCGCATTGGTGACCGCCTCCACCTTCCGGTATCGCGTGTTGAGGTCGCGGGCGGTCTTCAGCAGCGCCTCGGCGTCGCCAGCGTTTCCGGCGGCGACCTGCGGTCCTTTGGCCGAGCCCATGAAGTCGTCGATGGCGTCGATGATCATGTCACCGAAGAAGCGGTCGCCGTCGTCGATTTTCGGGTTGGCGACGTCGCGGCGCACCACCTGGCGCAGCTGGTCAAGCTCGGTCGGCGTGGGCGCATAGCCCTGCGCCGCCATGTCCTGGATCTCGGCGACCATCGAGGCCGCCTTCGGATGGCGCAGCGGGTTGATCCGCGCCGAGGCCGTCTTCTGCGCGATGTCCTGCGCCAGGTCGTCGAAGCCTTTCGGGGTGTACTGCACGCCCGATTGCTCCACCGCCTTGTATGCAGCCTGCTTCGCCGCCTGCAGCTCGTCGAGCGTCATCGCCTTAGGCGCAGGGGCTTGGGGCGCCTGACGCGCTCCAGCCGGCTGCGCCGCCGACAATGCGGTGTTGATCTGCCCCTCGACGAACCGCTGGGCGTCGTCGCCCTGCAGCTTGCGGAACGGGGCCTTCGGGTTCCAGGTGAACTCGCTGGGCGCAGGCAGGCTGCGGTTGATGGCGCGCGCGACCGGGCGCACAGCGGCCTGAACCGGCGCGCCCGTCACGCCCGCCAGCGACCCCGCCAGCTTGGGGATGAACAGCGGATCGAGCGGCTTGCCGCCCTCGGTGCTGCGGTAGCCCTCCATGACCGTGTGGCCGAGGTCCTTGAAGGGCTGCAGGAAGCCGCTCAAAGCATCCTGCGCGATCGTCGGGTTCGCAGGCGTTCCAGGAGCCGCCACAGGGGCTTTCTGCGGCAGACGGGCTGGCGTGGGAGCCGGAGCGCGTGCCGGGGCCTGTACGGGCTTCTCCGGGGCTGCGCTGGCCGCCTGGTACATCGCCATCAGGTCGGCGTCGGAGACCTTCGACAGGTCGCCCGAGGTCTCCGGCTGCGCGCCGCCCAGGCCGGTCATGATCGCCTGCGCATAATTGTTCGTCTTCGGTCCCCATTGGCGCTTGTCGGGGCCGCCGTGGTAGTATTTCAGCCCGCCTTCCAGGCCGCCGGTCTTCTCGATGCCTTCCTGGAGATAGGCCCGCCCGAGGGTTTCCTGGTAGTCCGCCGCCTCCGGGGTGTCCGCCGTCATCAGTTCTGGCCGCCAGGGCACGCCGATGCGCTCCGCCGTCGCCTGGGCGGTAGCGGGTAGCATCTGGGTCATGCCCTGGGCGCGGCCGTACTTGGTCGGCGGCCCAAGCACGCCCGCCCGCCCGCCGGATTCCTGCTTGATCAGGCCCGGCATGGCGTAGAGCGCCGTGAGTTCGGCGTCGGAGAGTTCGGACAGGTCTTGCATCAGCGCAGGAGCCCCCGGCGGCGCATCTCGGCCTCGATGGCGGATCGGTCGGGACGGATGGTGGGAGCGCGCCCCTGCCCGGCCTTCTGCTCGGTGCGCCGGACGCCGGCCTTGATGACCTGCTCAAGGTCCGCCAGGCCCTTCAGGTAGCCTTCCTTGGACTGGGCGCGGTTCAGGCGGGCGATGGCGACCGTGGCCGCCTTGCCTTCCTGCTCGGTGATCGCGCCGGCGCCCTTCAGCGATTGGAAGGCCTCCAGGAACACCTTGCCCTTGAGTTGGTCGGCCATGGCGTCGAAGTCCGCGCCCGGCGTGCCGGGGATCGCAGGAGCCTGCCCGGTCAAGCCGGTGCGCCAGCCGATGGCCGGATTGTTGCGGATGGCCTCGATGAGCCCAAGAGCCTCGTTGGCCTGCTGCACCGTGCCGCCGAGCTGCTGACGCGCGCCTTCCGCAGCCTCGGCCGACATGCGCGCCGCGGCGCCTTCGGCAGGGCTCTGGCCGACGATCGGCGATCCGGCGATGCGGTCGGCCGTGGTGGTGACGGGCCGCCCTGCGGCGTCCGTCGCCTGCACCGTGTTGAACCGCGCCCTGCCGCCGGCCTCGGCCGCCGCAGCCGACTCGATGGCCTGCAGGGAGCCGTCCGCCATGCGCCAGCCGATCTGCTCGCCGCGCTGATTGTAGGCCGGCTCGGAGCCCTTGGCCGGGACCTCGCCGTAGAACCGCCCGACCTGGCCGGGGTCCTGCTGATCGACCATGAAGCCGTTGACGTTGGACAGGTTGACGCCGACCCGCGTTCCGGGCGCGACGGCGCGCTTGTCCACCGCCTGGCCGTTGACGAAGTCGATCTCGGGCCGGGTCTTGTCGAGCAGGCCGATCACGTTGCTGACGCCCGGCAGGCCGCCCAGCGATGCGGCCAGTAGCGCCGATTGGACCTGCGGATCGTTCAGCGTGCGCTGCGGCAGCTTCTTCGGCGCGACGTACTGGTAGGGGTCGGGAGCCTGAACCTGGGCTTGCGGAAGACCCATGCTGACTTGTCCCAGGTTCGGAACCGGAGCGGGATCGGGGCGGCTCACCGTGGGTGACGGTCCAGCCTCGTAGCCGCCGCCGAGCGCGCCGGTCAGCTGGGCGAGGAGGGCCTGCTGCGCTTCCTTGGTCTTCGCCTTCTCCTGCCGGCCGGAGAACATCGACTGCAGCGCAGCGGCGCCCTGCGTGTCGCCCTGCGCCAGGGCGCCGGCGATCTGCAGCTTGTTGGCGAACGACAGGCCATCGTCGCCGGCCTTGTTGAAGCCGGAAAGCGCCTTGCCCAGCCCCGAGAAGATCCCCATTCCTCAGGCCTCCAGCTGCGCGTAATCGACCATCAGGAAGCCGCTCGGGTGCACGATGACGGCCTCCGGCTTCACGCCGAGCACCTCCTGCGCCATCACGCCAAGATGCAGGATCGGGCTCCACAGGTAGCGGAACAGATAGACGCCGAGGCCGTCCGGTCGGGTTCCGACGCGCTCGATGTCGCGCTTCAGGCGGCGATCCGAGAACAGCCCAGCGATGCCGGCGATCGACCCGGCCGCGCCGAGCAGGCTTGGCGAACTGGTTTGCGTGCCCGTGCCCGTCTGGTGCTGCGTGCCGCTCTGCGTGCCCGTCGTGTCCTGTCCGACGAACATCTGCCCCGGCAGCGTCCCGGCAATCCCCGCCAGCTTGGACAGATAGTCGACGTCCTGGTTGCCGAGCAGCGTGCCCAGGTCGCCCTGGAAGCCCGCGTTGGCCCGCTGATTGGCGTCGAACAGGCTCGACAGGTTGCCCAGCTGAGCGCCGGCCGCAAGCTTCTGAGCCGCCTCCTGCTGCTGGTATTGCGCGTTGAGCTGCGCGTTGAGGAGGTTCGCCTGCTGATCGCGGTTCGCCTGCTGATCGGCGAGGCCGAAGGCTCGGTCCTGGCCTTGCATCAGCAGGCTGGATTCCAGGCTTCCGCGGCCTCGGGCCAGCTCGCCACGGGTCAAGGCGTCGGCCACGGCCGCATTGGACCCGGTGTTGCCGCCAGCGGTGCGCAGGGCGAGGCCTTCCAGGCTGCGCTGACCGCTGACGTCATAGTCCGCCAGCGACGAGTTCACCACGTTCTGCAGGTACGGGTTCATGAACTTGTCGGTCGAGCCGATCGACCCCGAACTCGCCGAAGCCGGCCCACCCGTCAGCAGCGATCCGCGCGTCAGGTCGGCGGCGCTGTCGAAGTTCCATGGCGAGCCGGTCAGCCCCGCCGCCGTCTGGCCCGCCTGGTTCAGCAGGTCGTTCCCGCCGCCCTGGCCGGTGAGCTGCCCAAGCTGGCCGTACAGCCCGAAGATCGGGTCCTGGATCTGGCCCGGAACGATGGGCGTGGCCGTGCTGCTCGACGTGCTGTTGGACGTCGTATCGCTTGTTGAACTCGTCTTGGCCTTGGAGCTGAACAGACCCATCTAGCGACCCCCGGTCGGAACCATATCGAGGACAGGCCGCCCCATGCGAAACGCCGTGGGGCTGGCCGAGCCTGCGAACTTCATGCGGAAGAGGCGCCCTGAGGCGCGGATGTCGACCTTGTCGGCGTCGGCGGCGACCGTGTAGGCCTTGACCACCTCGTCGCCCCTGGGACGATACCTGGAGGTCAGGGTCAGGCTCATCGGCCCGACCTGATACTCGCTGTCGGGCCAGTACGAACGGATCAGCAAGGCCCGATCCTCCGACAGGTACTGGTCCGCGCTCTCGATGAACCACGACAGCACCGCGCCATCGGCCGACTGGCCCCGCTCGTGCCAGTAGGGAACGCCTTCGGAATCGTCGCCATCCACCGTGCTCTGTACCCCCAGCGGATAGGGAGCCGGCCCTGCATCCACCATGGCCGTGCGCGGCATCTGCCCGCGATACCAGGCGCCCGCGTCAGGACCGGCGATCGGAACCGCGACGTAGCGGGAGTTCTCGTAGCCGTCGCGCCCATCGGGGTAGTCGAAGCGGATCTCGCTGAACTCGCCGATCGACGAAGCCACGATCTTGTCGGACTGGGCGAAGGCGAGGTTGTCGGCGAAGTCCTCGCGAATCGGGCATGGGAGAGGCGTCGGCTCGCCGCCCAGGCTGTAGCTCCAGAACTGCCGGTCGGGGCTGATCCAGAAGGCGGTCTGCCCGACCACCACGGCCGCGTTGGGCCCGATCAGGCCGCACTTGTCGCCGACCTTCTCGAACCGATAGACCTCGGTCAGTTGCCCAACGTAATCAAAGCGGAACAGCGCCGAGTTCGTCCAGACGAGAACGTAGTCGCCGAGGTTCCGGCCACCGACGATCCGCCCGCCGCCGGGCAGGATGTACTCACGGGCGCTGTTGGTGGTGGTGGTCGCCCACTCGTTGGGCAGGAACGTCGAGGAATGGCGCACGCACAGCGCGTTGAAGTCGGTCGAGACCTCCTCGTTGCAGCCGAGCGCGAACACGAAGTCCTTCGACGACACGAGGCAGTAGGTCACGTTGTCGGGCGCGTTGGAGAGCGAAGCGGCCTCAGTCGCCGTGTCACTGGCGTCCCACTTGAAGATCGTCTGGCCGCGTGGAGAGGCGTAGAGATCCTGCCCCATCGCCCCGCCGCTCCAGGTCAGCGGGAAGGAATCGTCGAGGGTCGGCGTCGCGTAGCCGCCCATGCCGTAGGCGCCGGTGCCGTAGCCGGCGGACCCTGCCCCGTCGATGTTCCCGGCCGTGAAGTCCGCGGTCGGCGTGATGTCGTAGAGGCCGCCGCCGACCCAGACCTGCAACGCCGTGTGCGTCCCGAAGGCGAACTGCAGCTGGTTGGAATTGTTGCCCCACGGGAAGATCCAGCGGCAGACGCCATCGACCGTATCCGCGGTCAGGGCTTCCCAGCCGCCAATGACCTGGGGCATGGCCAGGCGGAAGCGGACGTTGGAGCCGTCCGCCCAGCGGCCCGCCGCGGCATGAACCGTGTCGTCGGAGAAGATGCCGGGAGGTATCTTGAGGGCGGTCCTTGGCAAAGCTAGGCTCGCTCCATGGCTGTAATCGGAATGGACGAGGCCCGCCACCTCGTGGCGGCGGGGCGATATTCTGAGGCCGAGGCCGCTTATCGGACACTCGTGGCGGAACAGCCGTTCGAGGCGCTTCACAACCTTGGCTTCGTGTATCGAAATACCGGCCAGCTGATCGACGCCGAGCGGTGTTACCGCGACGCGCTGAGCTTACGGCCTGACGCACCGTCCACGCGCTTCGCGCTTGCAATTCTCTTGCTCTCTCAGGGTCGCTACGCGGAGGGATGGCCCCTTTACGAGAGTCGCGCCCAGCACCTTCGCTTGTACGAACCTCAGACTGCCGCCAAGCCGTGGCGGGGAGAGGATCTGACCGGAAGACACCTCCTTGTGCTCGGCGAGCAAGGTCTAGGTGATCAGATCCAGTTCCTGCGGTTTGTGCGTCAAGCGCCCGCCGCGCGCATCACTTTCTGGGCTCAGCCACCGCTTTGCCGACTTTTCCTGACCAACGGGTTCAATGTAGCGCCTGGTGTCCCGCAGCTCGCCCTTCCAGATGCTGACTATTGGGTGCGCGTCATGAGCCTTCCACTGTGGCTTGGCGCCGACGTAAACGCCTCGCCTTATCTTTCTGCCAAACCTCGCGCAGTTGGCGGCGTCGGGCTCATGACGCGCGGCGACCCAAGACACGCTAACGACGCCAATCGCTCGATACCGCCAGAACTGGCAACATGGCTCTTTGATCAACACCAGTTTGTCGACCTTTCGCCCGTCGCCACTGGCGCTCGCGACATGCTCGACACTGCCGAGATCATCGCGGGTCTGGATCTGGTTGTGACCGTAGATACCTCGATTGCTCACTTGGCCGGAGCGATGGGTAAACCCGTTTGGATCATTCTGCCTGCCGCCGGAACGGATTGGCGATGGATGGTCGGGCGTTCAAGCAGCCCGTGGTATGCCTCGGCAAGGCTTTATCGACAACCGGAGCCTGGTGATTGGAACTCCGTGCTGAACGCCGTTCTGGACGAACTCAGTACGAGCGGATGAGGATAATTAGCCCGATGCCGTCTCCGCCACTGGGCGAAACGCCGTTCCGCCCGCCTCCACCCGCTCCATACCCCGAACCATTATTCGCGCCGTTCGCGCCGTTGCCAGCGGCAGGGAAGATGGGCTCTTCCGCGAGGCCCGCTGCGCCGCCGCCGCCGGCCACGTCTTGCCCCCCTTCGGTGGAAGGCGTGCCACCCGTTCCCGCGCCGAGGCCTTGCCCCGGTTGACCTGCCGCGGCGTCTGCGCCTCCGCCAGGATCGTCACCGCCCGCGCCACCATTTCGGTTGATGTCGCCACCCGTCGCGATCCCGCCAAGACCACCCGCGGTGATGACCCCGAACTTGCCGCCGCCGGCCGTCAGGACACGCCCCGTGGCGAGCATCGTCACGACACTATCGCCGCCATCTGTCCCGCTGGCCGCCCCGATCGAATAGGTGAGTTGGTCGCCCTTCTTCATTCGAACACGCGCGAACAGGGCGGAGCCGCCGCCGCCGCCTGGCGCGCCACCGCCACTGTTGTTGCCGGCGGCGCCCGCGCCCCGAAGATAGATCAGCGCCTGGCAGGATTCGGCGGCTGTGATGCTCCCTGAAGCGCTGGCCGCCAGGGTGCTGTTGGCCAGCACCTGCAAGCGCGTGCTCGCCTTCTTCGCCGCCATATACTGCGGGATGCGCCCGACCATGCCACGGGTCATCAGTAGTCCTGATAATGCGCGGCGATGACGATGCCGCCGGCCAGAGACACGGCCGTGGAGACGTAGAGCCGATCGGCGGCCTCAAGGATCAGCGGATTGTCCTCGGAATAGCCAAAATCCGTCGTCGGGATCTCCGTCGTGTTCGCCACCGTGTGTGCGGCCATCAGCGCCGTATCGATCAGTCGCTTCGTGGCGCCGCTGTCCTTGGAAAGCCAAAGGTCCAGGCGCGAGGCGGTGACGGTCGCGCGCGGGATGGCCGTCAGCCTGGTCAGCCGCGCGCCGTTGGCGCCGGCCGTGACCAGCAGGACAGTTGTCGTCGGGGCGTCGTCGATGTCGGTCGATGCGGTGTCCACGACGGCGTATGCGGTCTTGACCGCCTGAGGCGTGACAATGCTGTTCGGCGTGACGGCCATGGCTGGTTCCTACAGGGTGACGGCAAAGGCGATTGCGCGGGCTGTGGCCGCCGTGGTCTTGATCGCCTGATCTGAGGTGTAGTCGGAGATGTCGGAGATGGTCGGAAGCGCCCAGGACGCGATCGACCCGTTGTTGGTCAGCCACTTGCCCGCATTGCCCACCAGGGAGGGCAAGGACGCCCCTCCCCCGACAACCACGGAGGCGATGTAGTCCTTGAGGCTGGCGCCGCCGTAGCCCGGCGTCTTGACGTTCGTGCCGTCGCAGAAGACCGTGACGATATCGGTCGTCGCGACCTGCACCGTCGTCCCCGCGCCCGTGGTGATCGTCACCGTACCGGAGGTGGCGTTCCAGATCAGATACGTCTTCTGAGCCTGGCGGATCGTGACCGTGTAAGGCCCTGCGCCTCCGGTGAACTTCAGGATGCCGTAGCGGGCCTCGTTGGAGCCCGTGTTGCCGCTCGTCAGGGTGTAGTCGCCGGTCAGAGCCACCGTCGTCATGCCGCTGATCATCAGCGACAGGTTGGTGATCACCGTGTTGAGCCGATCGCCCCAGACGTTGACGTTCTCGCCGGTGAATTGCAGCTCAAGCTGGCCGATGTCTGTGTAGGAGCTAGGCATCGGCTATACCCAATTCGTTCCGTCCGACGTGACCAGCACGCCGAGGGTTTCATCGAAGGCGATGCACCACGGAAAAGCCGCCGCATCCGGGAGATCAGCGGTCGGCGCGTGGAAGACGCCCAGCGGGCGATTGGGCTGATGGAAGCGATCCAGCTCGCGGTCCATTTCGAGCTTCAGGCCCGGCACGTCCCTGGCGGCGAAACGGGCCACGTCACCACTCGTAGATCGAGTAGGCCTTCGACGCGCCCGCGCAGAACACGGTCCCGGCGTTCTTGATCAGCGCCTGGGCCGCAGGGCCGATCAGGACGATGGCCTGGCCTGCCGGAACTGAAATCCCCACGGCCGCCGATGCCGTCGCATCCGGGCTGTAGGTCATCACCGTGTCGGAATTGTTGGAGACGATCAGGCCGAGACGATCGGGGTTCGCCGCGATGGCGACCGTGCCGTTGCTCAGCGTGCCGGAAGTGACTTTCATGGTCAGAAGTCCCTGTAGATGCTGTAGGAGCGCGGGCGCTGGACCTGCGCGACTTCCGTCCGCAGCGGGCCGACCGGCGTGCGGCGAGCCATCATCAGCTCGGTGAAGATCTGCTCGGCCTTGGCCATGGCCCGGTCCGAGGCTGGGAAGTTCTGGTCCCACTCGTGGAACCCGGCCATCACGCCCTGCACATAGGCGTCGGGCGCATCGGTCAGCAGCCAGTTCGTGGCGTTGGAACCGCTGATCGCCTCCAGCTTGGAGAAGTAGTTGAACGTCGCGGTGTAGGCCGCGTCAGGCGCCGGGTAATAGCGGACCTCGGGCCCGACGATGGCGAAGAACCGCGGCCGGCCGGTCTGCGCCTGCTGCGCGTAGTTCTCCATCGTCTCGGGCGCTGCGGGGACCAGCTCCCAGGTCGTCACGCCATCCGTCAGCGAGATGGTCATCGCCTCGGCGTAGTCGGCCGGGACCGCGGAAAACTCGTCGCTGATGCTCGCCGTGTCGCGGACCTGCATCCGGCGCTCGCGCATCCAGCGGTTCGCCTTGGCCTCGAAATCCCCGATCCAGTCGGGAATGAGCGCGTCGATGTCGCCGCGCACCGCCTGGTCTGCGATGCGGGTCAGCAACGCCGTATAGGTGGTGGTCGCCACCTACCTGGCCTTCCGCACGTACTTGCGCCGGGCCTTCGGCAGTGAACCGCCGGCCTTGCCGTCGAAGTCGTGGTCGAGTTGCGGCTTGGGTAGCTCTGCGGCGGCCTCAGGAGCCTCAGGAGCCGCCTCGGGCGTCTGGGCCACGCCCACATAAGGTTCGGCCTGCCAGCCGCTCCTGGGCGCTTCCTCGCCGGCCTTGAAGGTCCGGACCAGGCCGCTTTCGTGATAGTAGGTGGTGTCGCGCGCGAGGATCATGCCGCCTCCGCAAGATCGCCGCCGGGCTGGCGGCGCATGAAGTCGTGGATGTTGCCTTCGAAGTCGTGATCGGCGCTGTGGTGCGTCAGGGTCAGGTCCGGGACGATCCAGATCTCCCCGCCACAGGCCCGCCAGTTGCGCGAGAACGCGTAGTCCTCGCCCCACCAGACCCAGTCCTTGGCCCCGTGGTTGAACAGGTCCACCGAGGGGTTGAGCGGATCGCCGTACATGAGTTCGGGATAGGCCCGCATGAAGCGGGCGACGGCCTCGCGGGTGACCTTCAGGAAGCCGGCCGGGATGCGCTCGCCGCGGATGCAGCCGTCCTCGCGGACCACGGGCCGGCCGTCCGCCAGGCAGTCCCAGGCGCCCATGTACTCGACTTCGGATTTCTTGAAGCGATAGAGGCCCGCCACGACGGGATCGGGCGTCTGGATCAGCTTCAGCAGGTCTTCCGGCCGCCAGGACATGTCGTGGTCCAGGAACACGATCACGTCGGCCTTGGCGTCCAGGGCCCGACGCAGCAGCGTGGCGCGCGCGGCGCTGATGTAGGGGTTGCCGACCTCGAAGCAGATCTGGTGCTCCAGGCCGGCCGCCTCCAGCAGCGGGACGGAAGCCTCCATCGCCGCCAGGTACTGATCGAACGGCCGCGTGACGGTGGGGGTGCAGAACACCACCTTGGTCCGCTTGACCGCGGGCTGTCCGAACGCCGGAAGCGCCGCCCGTTCGGGCGGCGCCCCGGCGAAGACCAGGTCGGTCAAGCGGCGCCCTTCCAGATGCCGAGGCCGATCAGGGTGTTGGTGACTTCGAGCGCCCAGGCGGTGAGCGTGGCGCCGATGGTCACGTTGGACGACGCAGACAGGAACGACGTCGCCTGGATCGAAGCCGCCCGCTGGGCCACCGGAGTGGCGCCGTAGAGAGCGACCTTCGAGGGAACGGCGGCCGTGGAGCTGCGCGCGCCAATTTGCATGCCGTCGGGGCCGTCGTCGCCGATGTTGGTTACAGGCATAGGGGATGTCCTTGAAAAGGGGCGGGCCGCCCACGGCGGAGCGGCCCAGGTTCAGGGAGGAGATCAGTTGTTGTGGAGGCGAACCGCCATCTGTGGCCGGATCGTCTTGTAGCCGTAGAGGACATCGAGGCGGCACGGGAACTTGTCGCTGTTGATGTCGTACTGGCGCACGATCCGCATCGAAATGCCGTCCAGCACCTTGCGGGCCGACCAATCCACGCCCGAGGGCATGATCAGGTCCGCGGTCGCGAAGGTGAACGCGTCCTTGTGGTACAGCAGGCCGGTGTTGTCGCGGCCCGAGGCTGTGCCCAGCGGCAACAGGGCGGCGGTCGCCGAGGTGGTCGGGATCGTCACGTTCTGCTTCGGTCCCGCCAGGATGATCGCCGGGCTGAACGCGATGGAGACCGCGCCGCCGGCATTGTTCGCCGTGACGACGAACTGCTGCAGGATGCCAGTGTTGGCCTTCGACTCCGGGTGCACCTTGAACACGTTGCCGATGGTGAACACGTCGCCGACGAGGAACGTGCCCGAGCCCGACGCCATGGTCAGCGAGGACGTCGCCGTGCCGTCCGCCGGGATGGAGGACGTGCGGGTGTCCACGGTCGCCGAGGCGTCCGCGCCGCCGCGGGTGTGGCCCGGCCACAGGCTGTTTTCCAGCCAGTCGAAGCCGACCGCGCGGCCGACGTAGCCCTCCAGGTACTGGCGGCTGATCTCCGACTTGTCGTTGAACAGCGCCTTAGAGTCCGTCACCACGTCGACCATCTGCTGGCCGTCAAGGTTGGCGGTGCGGGTGTCCAGCGGGGTCAGGCTGTCCTGCAGGATCTTCCGGCCGGAGAGGACGTGAGCCAGGGTCGCCGCGGAACCGGAATTCCACACCGCCTGATAGATGTCCTTGTACATGGTCATCGCGTCGTACTCGATGTTCGCCGCGAGGACGGACATGGCCGGCTTGATGATGCGGTCGGAGAAGTCGTCGAGCGACAGGGTCAGGTCGACCGAGGTGAAGTTCAGGTCGACGCCCTTCTGGGTCGCGACCTGCAGCGTGACGCTGGATTCCGTGGTGTCCTGCGTGGCCAGGGCGGCGCCGGTGCGGACGCTGTACTGGTTCGGCAGGCGGATCTTCAGGCTGTCGCCGATCTTGGCGCCCGACTTGGCGAAGCTGTCGTCGTACTGGCGGTTGATGGAGCCGATGAAGTTCAGCTTCTGGTGCAGAACTCGCAGGGCTTCGTTCGTCACCGCCGTAGGGGTGAGAATGGTGTTCGACATGGGAAAAAGGCTCCGGGCGTCTCACGACGTTGCGGGTTGAAGGGGGTTAGCGGCCCAAGGCCTTGCGCTTGGCGGCTTCTTGAGCGTTGCGGCGAGCGACCCACTCGGCCGTGGACAGCCGGTCATCCAGGCCAACCGGAGGCGCCGATTTGGCTCCCACCGTCTTGGCCGGCTGAACGGACGTCACCGCCTCCTGGCGCTTCGTCACCGTCTGTTTCTTGACCTGCTGGCGTAGGGTGTGCAGCTCATGGAGGATCTTCCAGTCCCGAGGATTGGGGTTGCTGAGCAGGTCTTCCTGAGAGACGCCGAACTCTCCGGCAAGTTGGACCAGTTGCCCGGCCAATTGCTGGTTCCAGCCTTTGATGTCGCGAGACAGAACCCTTCCCGTTTCCTCTAGGGCCTTGGCGTTCGAGGAACGCTGGCTTTCGAGACGTTGGGCTTCTTTCGTCGACAAATCACGCTTGGCGTCCTCCAGGGTGATCTGAAGGGCGCGGTACTGATCCAGCGCGATCCGGGCATTGTCCGGATCGTTCGCCAGCGCCGTCTGCCAATCGACGTTCTTGAAGGCCTCCACCTGGGATTCCAGGGTGTGGACCCTGACGTGATCGGCGCGCAGGGCTTCGAAGCTTTCGGCCTGGCGGGTTCTTTCGACCTCCGCCGCCCGACGCTCCTCGGCCAATGCCTGCGTCTTGCGGGTGTAGTCCTCCGTCCGCATCAAGGCCGCTTTGACCTCGGGCGGAACGCGAACCTTCTTGCCCTCCCAATCGACCTCTTCCAGATCCTCGGCTTCGGCGTCCGGTTGGTCTTCGGCGCTCTCGCCGTCGACTCCATCGTCCGTAGCTTCAATCTCGGGTTGGTCGGTTGCTGGCAGGGTATCGACAGCCTCCGCCTCGGTGGCGGAGCCGTCCAGTTCTTCACTCATGGAATTGCCAATCCTCTAGGGGTTTGCTGGCGGTGGGCGGCTATTCGGCCGCGTGGCTGGCCGTTGCGGCCGCCTTCTGTTGCGCAAGCTCGGGAGCCTGCTGAACCTGGATGCGCTTGGTGGTGGCGTCCGCGGCCTTGATGTCCAGCTCGCGGTCCTTGATGTCGAGTTCGCGGCCCTTCAGCTGCAGCTCGGCCATCTTGACCTGCGCCTCCATCTGCTTGGTGGCGTTGTCGTTCTGGGCCGCCTGCAGCGCGCCTTCGGTCTGCTGGAGCTTCTGGGCCAGCTGCTGGCCCTGCTGCTGGAGCTTGCCGATCGCTTCCTTGACCTGCTCCGGGTTCGGTCCCTTCGCGGCCTGCTCGGCGGCTTCCATCTTCTCCAGGATCTCGTCGGCGTTCGGCAGGTCGAAGTTCTCGACGATCGGCTTGGCGAGAATCGGGGCCAGCTGCGGGACCGCCCGCATCAGGTCCGACGCCGCGGACAGGAACGCTTCCCGCTGCGACGCGAACGACGGACCGGCCTTGACGGTGAGGTCGTACTTGCCGGTCGTCAGGTCGAAGATGCGGGACACGTCCTGCGCCTGCTGGCCCTCGCCCTGCATCTGCATCGGCTGGGGCGGCTGCTGGTCCTTCGGGGCCACGTTGACCATCCCCGGCGTCCCATCCGGAGCGATCACGCGGAGCACGCGGGGGACGCTGTAAACCTGAGGAATCAGGTCGAGGATGATGCGGCCGGCGTGGCGGATGGCGCGGCTGAGGTTGTCGATGAAGTGGAAGGTGGAGACGTCGCCTTCCTGCTGCCGGGCCATGATGGCCTTGCCGCTCGTCTCGTTGCTCCTGGCGCCCAGCGACGGGTCGTAGAGGCCCACGATGGCCTTCATGTCGTCTGAGGCGTTCAGCGCCTCCTGCAGGGCTCCTGCGGGGATGCCCGAGAACGGTTGGCGCTGGGGCGCGTCGGGCCCGTCGTACTCAAGGTAGGCGTGGCTCTGGCTGTTGGCCGTGGCCCACCGCGCGGCGTCGGTCTCGAAGGCGCCCTTGCGCCCGATGTACGGGGCCTTGGGCGCCAGCGCGACAAGCTCGGTGCTGGTGGTCCGCCAGTAGTTGAACATGCGCTGGGCGTCCTTGGCCCCGCGGATCATCGAGCGCCAGTAGCGCTTGCCCTCCAGGTTCACCTCGGTCCCGTAGACCGGGACGATGGGGATGTAGCGGCCCTTCCACTCGACGGTGTCCAGGATCTCAGCGCCGCTCATCAGGTACTGCGTGACCTTGTGCGAGCGGACCTCGCGTGGCTGACCCACGACGGTGACGCCCAACGCGTCGAACAGGTCCTTGGACGCCTCGTAGTCGGTTTCGCGGATCACCTGGCCATCAGACAGGGCCAGGATGTTGCGGACCACCTCGTCACGGCGCCAGTACTCGGCGATGGTGACGTTGTCGCCGTCCAGCCAGCCTTCGTGATAGTCGGTGTCCCAGTCGACTGTCTGAGCGCCTTTGAACCGGGCCTGGAACTCGTCCTTGGACAGCGTGTCGGTGATGAAGGCGTTGTTCCAGTCGGAGCTGTCCGCCGCGGTGGAGTAGATGTCGCCGTAGACGCTGAGCGGGTTGGCGATGCGCTCGATGACGATGTCCTGATCAAACGTGTCGTCGAAGGCGTAGGCGGTGTTGATGCGGAAGTAGCCGAAGCCGCCGGCCACCGCGCACTCCAGCGCCGTGTCGTAGGCCACCTCGGCGTTGCTCGACTGCTCGATGTTGCGGATCAGGCCGTTCATCACGTCGGCCGTCTCGGGGTCGGCTTCCGAATCCACCGGATGAACGACGATGCCGGGCTTGTTCTGCCGGGCCTCGTTGACGACCTGGCGAATGAACGGGGGCAGCTTGTTGATCGTCAGGCAGGGACGGCCGTCGAGTTCGCGGTCACGCCGGATCGCCTCCGGCCACTGCTTTTCGAGCAGCGCAAACTCGATGTCGTCCTTGTACTCGCGCTTGTTTTCCTGATCGCATTCGCTGTCGGCGATCAGGTCGAAGGCTTCGAGCGCTTCCTTGAGGATGTCGTCAGCCAAGCCACCCTCCCGCGCCCACCATCGCCCTGGGCTTGGGCTTCTTCGCATCCATCGGTTCTTCGTAGGCGACGCACATCAGCCCGAAGGCGTCGGCGCCGTGGCTGGCCCAGTCGTGCTCGGGGCCAAGGCCGATCTGGCGCTTCTCGTCGATCCGCTCGTGATAGGCGCCCAGAGCCTCTAGCCCGGCTGTCGTCGTGTCGGCGTTGAACCAGATGCGCGGGAAAAGCCGGCGAGCGGCCTCCACGCGCTGCATCGCCGCGCCCCTGCCCTGGTTCTTGACCGTCTGGACGTTGAAGCCGGCGGACCTCAGGTGGTCCTCGAACTTGATCCCCATCACCGTGTCGGGATGAGCGCCGTCGTGCGGCAGGACGCAGAGCGCATTGCCGTACCCGCGCTCACGCAGCCAGTTGACGTAGTAGGCGAGCGGCTGGCGCTGGCCTTCCATGTAGTCGAGCACGTCGATCTTGCGCCCGTTGAACTGCGCGACCCAGATCGCCGTCGCATCGGCCTGGCCCAGGTCCCAGAAGCACCGCAGCTGCATCAGCGGGTCGGCGGCGAGCGTGGTTATGCGGCCTTCCTTGCGGGCCGCAGCCAGGTCGCGAGCGAAGTAGGCGCCTTCGGTCACCTGCGCATACCCGCCTTCCCAGATGTGCTCGTACTGGTCCGGGCGAAGCTCCAGATCCTCGCGGCGCTCGTCCTCAAGCTCCTGCGGGAACCACGGATTGTCGGTGTAGTTGGCGCGAACCACGTTGGCCCGCTGCGTGCGGCTCTCGCCTCGGAAGAAGTCGTCGACGGGATCGGTCTTGCGCCTCGGGTTCCAGCTGAACCACAGCTCGGAGCCTTCCTTGCGCAGCGTCGGCCGCAGCAGCGTCAGGCTGCGCGCGCTCAGGCTCTGCGCCTCCTCGACCCAGGCCACGTCGAACCCTTCGAGGGACTTGATGCTCTCGGCCGTGTGATCCTGCATCCCCTGGAAGATGATCGTGCCGCCCCCCGGCGTCTTGATCTCGGCCACCTGGCAGTCGAACGCCGATCCCAAGCCCATGTCGGCGATCTTGTCCTCCACCAGCTTCTTGGCGGACTGGCGAAGGTCCTTCTGCACCTCGCGAACGCAGACGCCGCGGAAGCCGGGCTCGGCGAAGGCGCGCTCCACCATCAGGCCGGCGAAGAAGTGCGACTTGCCCGATCCGCGTCCGCCCCATGCCGCCTTGTAGCGCTTTGGCGCGATCAGCGGCGCGAAGACCCTAGCTGTCGGGATTTCGAGGACTTGGGTCGGCAATGGTCCGCCTGATCTCGTTGATGGCCAGGTTCAGGCTGCCGTCCACGTCCATCGACTGCTTCGGCTTGCCGTGACCGCGATCCAGGATGCTGTTCGCCGCGGCGACGCGAGCTGTGTCGCTCTCGCTATTGTCCATGATCGAAGCGAGCGTCTTGAGCGCCCGATCGGTGTAGGCCTGGGCCGCGATCTTGACGTCCGCAGTCGCCTTGTTCAGCGCGCCTTTCGGCCGTCCTGGTTTTCGGGTTTCCGACAATTTTTTATTGACCCTCAGAACACCCCAGCCCGGTTCGCGATGACGACGGCGGCGAGGATCAGGATCAGCGCCTGTATGATCGCGTTGAACGGGGCTTCGATCGGAAGCTTGGACACGGCCCACGCAATGAGGGCGGCGATGATCAGCACGATGATCGCGAAGATGATCAGGCTCATCGGACGGCCTCGTGGTTCTGGTGATTTGCGCAGGCTTCGCACTTAAGGTCGGAACCCCGACCTCGCGGCATTCACCCCCCGAAGGGCGCGGACACGGCCGAACGGCCGCCGGAACAGCGAAGCACTAGAGCTTGTATCTCACGCTGCGGCAAGCTGCGCAACATGTTGTGCTGGCGCAAGTTGTCGCTCCTGCGCATCGCCGAACAGGGCGCGTTTCAGCGCATCGATATCGGCCCTTTCGACCTTGAACTTCCGGGTGTAGCGGCGGGGCTTCGCGGGATCGGGCTCGCGCTTCCACGTCTCGTCGAACTCGTGGTTGGCTTCCTTTGCGATCAGCAGGCCGATTTGAGACTCAGGGACGGCCCTCGGCCCGTCTGCGCTACCCACATACCCGCGGACCCCGCGAATGGCGCGTACGGCCATCCACGGGGCTATTTCGGGCATTTCGATGAAGAGGTATCCCGGCATGAGCGGGCGCTTGATCTGCAGCTGCCTGCGCTTGCCCTTCCCGGCTGTGATGTGCAGCGGGTAGTAGGCGGCCAGGCCCTTCTCCTGCAGCGCATCGCGGACGAAGCGTTCCTGCCGCGGGGTGACGGTGGCGACGTACCAGGTCATGCGGCGTGGTCTCCGCCGCTGAAAATGCTGGGCGTGTTAGCGGTGTTAAAAAGCCCCCTCTTAGAGGGGGGGGCTTTTTTAACACTGCTTTTAACACCTCGCCGGGAGGTGTTAATTCCAGTGTTAATTAACACTAGTTTTTGGGTGTTAATTTGGCGCGTCATGCGAGCGTCCAACGGCGTGCGCCGCCCTCCCCGACTTCGTGGATGAGACCTTTTTCGATGAGTGGCCTGACGGCCTGAAGGACGGTCGTGTTGTCCTTCTTGAGCATGGCTGCGAGGCGCATCAGACCGAGCGGCTGGCCATTTGCTTTTCGCAAGGCGGCCATGATTGCGAGCTGGTTGGCGCCCCTTGGGCCGGTTGATTGCGCTTCGTGACGAGCGTCGTCCGCTGCCTCATCAGGCACCGAATTGGGCGTCAGGATCAGGGTCGACGACAGCTCGCCGGCCTGGTTGAACCGGACAAGTTCGGTCCGCAGGTGGATGTCCTCGAAGTTCGGACCATCCTTCTGCTTGCCCTTCGGGTTGGTGTTGACGAGCGTCAGGGCGTCGCCGCGGCGCTCGACGCAGATGATGGTCTCCATGGCCGCAGGAAGCACCGTGGAGCCCATCAGGCCCTTGTCACGATCCTTGCCGCTGTGGCCGATGTTCATGACGTGGCAGCCTGCGTGGAGGCGCAGGCGATCCATGCCGAGGACGTACTGCTGCATGTCCTTTTCGTCGTTCAGCGAGCCGCCGCCTGACATGCGGGTGATGGTGTCGAGGGCGATGACGCCTGGCGGTTCGGGGAGCGCGTCGATCGTGCGCAGGAGCTTGTCGAGACTGCCGGATGACGGGATCGCAATGGCTTCCGGCAGGACCCAGAAATTGTCTGGATCCTGGGCCCTGTTCTTTGCGTGACACCAGCCGAGCACGCGTTGCGCCATGCCGTATTGGCCTTCGCCGGCGATGTAGAGGATGGGGCAGCGGGTGACGGCGTGTTCGAGCCAAGGCTGGCCGGTGGCCACGGTGAGCAGCATGTCGAGGGCTGCGAAGGTCTTGAAGCTCTCGTAGGCGCCGTAGATCGTGGAAGAGCCATACACGGGGAAGATGCCGCCGATGCGCCATTCCGGCGGCTTCAGCGTCGCAAGCTCGCGGATTGTGAGAACCCGGTAGACGTCCGGTTTCGGCGGCGCCTGGGTGGGCGGTCCGATGATGGCTCCGATGTCCGCGCCTTCGGCGACAGCGTCGGCCGCATCCCATTTGTCGGGCTTGCCTGGCGGCGGATCGGCATAACCGATCTCGCAGCCGAGGGAGATGAGCACAGGCTCGACGCGCTTCATGAAGTCGTGGCCGGCCTGATCGTTATCCGGCCACAGGATCACGCGCTTCCCGGCGAGGGGGGTGAAGTCGATCTTTTCGAGGAGCGCCTTAGCGCCGCCCATGGCGGACGTCGCCTCGATGCCCACGGCGGCCAGGGCGTCGGCGCATTTCTCGCCTTCCACGAGGACCACGGTTGTCGCGCCGCGGATCTCTGGCAGGCGGTAGAGCGGCCTGGGGTCGGGGCTCTTGGCTTCGCCGTGGGCGTTGAACTGAAGGAAGGTCTTCTTGCGCTTGCCGGTGGCCGGGTCGGTTTGATCAAGCTCGTAGCGGCGTACGATGCCCAGGATCACGCCATCGGCGCTGTAGTAGTGGTAGGAGGCGGTTGGCGGGCCGAGGCGGTGTTCGACGGGCGGCTCGCGCTTGGCGGTGGCTTTGCGCTTTTCGATGAGCGCGTGGACCGGAGATGCCCATCGCGGCTTGCGCGTCAGGCCGCAGTGAACCTCCAGTTCCTCCACGGCCTTGGAGAACTCGCTATAGCCCTGCGTCGCCTTCCACAGGTCGATGAAGTCGCCGCCCTCGCCGGTGGCGTGGTCGAACCAATGGCCGGCGTTGTCGGGACGCAGGGATATCGCCATCGACTCACCAGGTTCGCCGCTCAGCGAGCCGATGCGGGCCTCGTGCGACTGGATGCGGGCGTGAGGGAAAAGCTCGCGGATGATGGACGGCGCCTGGTCACGTAGAGAAGCGCGCAAGCGCTCCAGGCGCTGCGACCACTCGGCGGGATCGACGAGGCGAAGTGGTGGTGCGTCGTTGAAATCGAGCATCAGGCCGCCCTCGGCCTGAACTCGACGACCTGTCCGTCGATAACCTCCCGCCAGACGAAGCCGCCGGCTTCCAGACAAGCCCGCCAGTGGCGTTCGTCATCCGGTTGGCCGCCAAGCGCCTTTGCCGTGACGTTGACGGGCCGGATCATCGCCGAAACCTTCTCGACATAGCTCTTGCTGCAGCCGACGAGGCGGCGCGTCTCGCGGTGCGAGAGACCACGCCTCAGGGCGCTTTCGACAAGGGCGCGGGTGCTCATGACGGCAGCCCCCAGCACCTCGCCTTGAAGGCGCAGCCACGGCAGATGAAGTGGTCGTCGCTGGCGAAGGGGCGTGGCAGGAGTTCGCCAGCCTGAGTTGCTTCGATGATCCGCACGAACTTGTCGGAGGTGCGTTGCGCCTCCTCGGCGTCGAAGTCGATGAGGAGGTGGAGCTGCTGGCCATCGTCTCCGCAAGTGACGGTGAAGACGGCGGGGCCATTCGTGAGGCCCAGATAGGCCATGTTGACCTGCGTCTGGCTGTAATAGCCGGGGCGCGCCTTCTTCAGCCCATGCTTCAGAATTTCCCGGAAGGTTTTCGCGCCGACGTACTTGTGTTCCCACATCGCCGGGTAGCTGAGGCCAGGCACCTCAGGGCCGCCAATGAGGACGCCATCGGGCTCGCCTGAAGCCTGATCGTCGAGCTGGGTCCAGCGGTAGCGCTGGCCGGTGCGCTGGCTGCGCTGCACCAGTTCGAAGCCGGCGTCGCCGATCCAGGCTCGAGCCAGCTCCTCGCCCATGTGACCTTGATCGAAGCGCCGCAGGGTCGCCGGCTCGAAGTCACGCTCTTTCGTCGCCCCGGCATACTCGAACTGGATCGACCGCTCGCACTCATGGCCGATGGCGGAGGCGCCGACGTAGGCGCGCCGCTCCTGCTTTGCGCGCTTGGCCGTAAGGCCGGCGTCTACGATGGCGTTGATAGCGTCTGATGCGCGCTGTTCGCGGTGCTGGTGCTTGTTGAAATCGAGGACCGTCGCGTTCATTCGGCGGCCTCCGCGGGGAACGGAATTTGATCATCGAACGGAAAGCCGAGGCTCTCGTGGGCGGCGACCGCGGCTTCCTGGGCGCCGACGATGCCGGCCATGAACAGGTCGATGACCTGTTGCTTGTCCAGTTCGAAGAACGGCACGTCGCCCGGTAGGTGCGCGACCGTGGCGCCGATCGCCGGCAAAGCCGCTTCGATCAGACCACGCAGGCGAGCGTCCTTCAGATCGAACAGAAGCTCGGCGTTCAGCCGATTGGACGCGACCATGGACGTGCGCGCGATGATCCATTCGGAGATCGCGACAGCGGCCAGGGCGCGGGGTGATGGTAGGCCAGGATGGAAGCGGACGAGCGCAGCCTCAGCGCGTGCGAGCGCCCTCTCCTCCTGGTAGTCGGGAGGGGGACCAGCCCCCTCCTTCCTTGCAGTTTGCCCCCGAGCCATGGATTAGTTGGCCCAGGCCGGCTTGCTGGCTGCGGCTACCGCTTTTGCGGTCTGGCCGCCGACCGCCTTCGCGGCAGACTGCACCGCGGCGCCAGCCGTCTTCATCGTACCGATCTGCGGACCGGGGTTGAGGTAGTCTGTTTCGTCAGGCGTGATGGCCGCCTTCAGAACGTTCTTGTCGGCGTACCGCTCGCTGTCGGGGCCGGCCGTCTTGTCCTTGAGGCCGCCCTTCTCGATGCCGACCTTGGCGCAGAAGCGCAGGCCATCGAACCCTTCCCAGCCGACAACCTGGCGCTTGGCCATGGCATCGGGGCTCGTATCACCCGGATGAACACCGAAGGCGCTCTCCAGCATGGCGCGCAGGCGCGAACGGGTGATGTTCGCGGCCTTCTGCTGGCCTTCCGTCACGCCTTCGGTGACGAAATTGCCCCAGAACTTGCGGCGGTCGTAGTCCCCGCCATCCACGGTGAACTCGAAGTCGGCCATCAGGCTGTCGCCGGTGCGGCTGTTCTTCAGCCAGCCGCCGGGCCCGTGGCCACCGGCGCGGAGCGTTGCGACGACGATGCAGACGGTGTTGTCGGGGATGAGTTCGCCGCCAGCGCGTTGCGGTTCGGCGTCATTGAAGTCAAAAGCTGACATAGGTTGGTCTTTCTCTCAGTAGGGGGTTAGGCCGCCTGGGCGTCGGCGTGCGGGCGGATCGTGGTTGTGAGGTCCGCGCGCCGACGTTGCTGATCGCTGGCCTTGGCGATCAGTTTTCCGAGGTTGGGTTCTTCGAGGGGATCCAGCCGGCCCGACCGGTCTTTCGCCGGCAGGCCGTAAGGGTTGTCCTTCTGGGTGACAAAGGCGCGGTACTGGCCGCCATCTTCGTCATCGAGCAGCACGAGGGAAATCACCTCGTCGACGATGCCAGGCAGCTCGCGACCGGTCTTGGCGCCTTCGAGGTGCGGCTCCCAAACGAGACGCCCGAAGTCGTCTTTCGACTGCTCCATCGCGCAGGTGAAGATGACGTTCTTCTGCCGGGCGTGCTGGAGCTGCGTCACCCACGCCAGCATCTCGCGTCCGAGGAGCCCGTAGGCGCCGCGGAGATCCGGCTTGCCCTGGGCGTTGAAGGCCTCGGGCTGTTGCTGCGCCCACTGGAGGCAGAGGCGAGACACCTTGGTGATGCTGTCGACGAAGATCGTGTCGTATTTGTCGAGCGCCTTGGGCGAGCCGAACATCTCGACGGCCGCCTCATAGTGCTCCTGGCCATAGGTGGCGGTGGCCGGGAACGAGGGGTTGGCGCCGCCGATGAACGCCGCCAGGTGGCGACACTCGGGCCAGGTTTCAGGGCGCATGGCGTCGACAGGGACGTCCTGCACAGCCAGGTCGCCGGCCTCGCCGTCGACGAACAGGGTCGTCTTCGGATCAAGGGTGCGGAGCAGGCTGGTCTTGCCGATGCCGTATGGGCCAAGGATCAGGGCCTTGACCCCTCCCTTCTCGGCCGCCCGCTGATTTGCGGTGATGATGGTGATAGCCATTGGTCGTGGTTTCTCTTTGGAGTTGGGTCAATTTCCTCACCGGGGGTGTTGGTCACCCAGGGGCGGTGAGCGGGACGACCAAGACCCGCCGGTGCGTTGCCGCTAACCGGAGCCCCTGGGTGCTATCTTCGAGGCTCCATAAAGGGCGATGAGGGACGCCTCCGCGCGGCCGTCATGCTTCTTCAGCGGCCAGCTGGAGGCGTGTTGGGGGAGGAGTTGCGACGCGCGGGCGCGGGTGGCGTCCTTGTCTGCGGTGACGCCCATCGCCTTCTTCCAGACCGATGGCGTCACGCGCTCGATGACGAGCTGCAGGCCGACGCAGATCCCGGTGAGGAGGCCAACCGTCTTGCCGAAGGTGAAGGCCCCAACGGCGCCCTCGCCCGGCATGGCGGAGACGTGTTCGATCCAGACCGTTGGCCGGTGCTGGGCGCAGTCCGCGAGCATGTTGGCAAGTTGATGGACGTCGACTTCGCGGCGCAACTTCCCGCTGCGCTTCAGCTCGAACAAAGGGACGTCGCCGACGAACAGCGTGTCGCGGTTCGGCATGTAGAGCGCGATAGCGCCGGTCAGGCCCGGATCAATCCCGAGGATCGCCTCGCCGGAGGTCACGGGCGGACTCCGCTTTCAGGCGTCGAAGGCGCAGTCGCGTCAGCAAAGAGGTCAGGCTGAGCGCTATAGCCCTTAATCTGGCGCGTGCGCGCCTGAATATCTTGAAGCTGTTGTTCAAGGTCGCGGGCCTCCGCAGTAAGCCGAGCGATAGTAGCATCTATGTCCTGTCCGAATACAGCGTCCAGAACGTCGCGCCCAAATCGCCGCACGATAGCGGAGAAATGCAAATCGCTGGGCCAGTGTCCCCCCAGAATGTTTTCAGCGGTCTTGTTGGTGCAGTCGATATCTTGCGCCAGCCGCTTGATCCGATGATCGCGCCGATATTGCGAACGCAGGTAGAGCGCCAGCCGTTCGCTCGGCCGAGAACCTTGGGAATCCGTCCCCATGAAATTGAACCCCGCATAGCTCATGGTGCTTTCACCACGACGGCTGAAGCGCGGAGGCGCAAAAAGACATGGAGACTGAGAACGAGGTGGTTGTGGAGATCATCCGCTTGGCTGTGCAGGCCGGCGGATGCTGGAACGATGCGAGGAACTACCCGACTGCGGCGCGTGGCCTTGAGAGCCAGGCGCTTCGCTTTCGGAGCATGGCTATGGAACTGATGAACGGGGTCGGCGAGGCGTCGCAGGAGAGCGTGGACGCCTCGCCCCCGACCGACTTCCTCCGCACGGTTGGGAAGGCGAGGACCGAAGCCGGATGGGCTGCGCGCGGGGTTGGAAGGCGCGCAGGATTGGAAGGGTGATAGGGTCATCGGCGGACCCCCAGGGCCAGGAAGCCGAGACCGAAGGCCACGATGCCCAAACCAGTCAGGAGGCCGGCGAACTGTGGTGTGGTCAGGTGGTCAAGCGCCCAGAGCAGCGCGCAGACGAGCCCGACGATGACGCCAATCAGGCAGACCCAGGCGCCCGCCTCGAACATGGCCGCGCCGATGTCCTCGCGCAGCCTCATCGACGCAACTCGCGCATAGCGGCCATCTGAGCGGCGTCTTCGGCCTGGCGGTCAGATGAAGACCTGCCGAGCCTGCATGCGGAGCCGACGCCGAGACCGAACCCGACCATCAGAAAGGCGACAGCGATGAAGACCCCCAGGACTTCCATGGCTAGGCCGCGCTCTTTCGAGCGATGATCCGATCTGCCGCAGCCGCCAGCTTGTCGATGATTTCGAGGTTCTTGTGGGTCCAATCCCGCTCTTTGAAGGCATGAACCGTTGTGTACGGAACCTCAGCTTCACGGGCGAACTCGGCGACATTCACCAGCTCGCTTGCCTGGCGGATGCGCTCCAGCGGGGATGCAGTTTGTGACATGCCCGCGAGATTACGATATTTCGTACGATTTGCAAGCCCCCCTACGAAACAGCGGAATTCAAAATTTCGTAGGCGCCGGGCAGATAGTGCACATGAGTGCAGCGCAAAATCGCCGAGACGCCTTTCGCGCCTGGGTGCTGGCGAATGGTCCGAAGGTGCCGGACGTCGCCAGGAAGGCCGACGTCAAGCCGACGACATTGTACAGCTACCTAGAGGGGAAGAGCCGGAGTATGAGAGGCGACACCCAGGACAAGATCGCGTCCGCCTATGGCGTATCCGTCGACCAACTTTTTACGTTCCGTTCAGACTCTACGGCCGAGGTTGGCGTATGGGGCAAGATAGGTGCGAGGGCGGAAATCTATCCGCTGTCCGACTATCAGAACGACCCCATGTATGAGGTAGCCTTGCCCCCCACCCTCAACCCGAACGAGGAGTATGTGGCGTTCGAGATTGAGGGGTTTTCGATGCCGCCGGCCGAACCGGGCTGGCTGGTCGTCTTCCGCAAGGTGGAAGTGCGCGTAGAGGATCTGCTGAACTCCGCCTGTCTGGTCGACACGGCGGACGGGATGCGCCTGTTCAAGCGCCTTCGCCCCGGTTACCAGCCAGGCCGCTACAATCTGGAGAGCTGGGACGGTTCGCCGCTGATGGAGAACGTCGAGGTCATCTGCGCGCTGCCCTTCGCAGCGCTGACGCCAGGGCGCAAAGCGCGCTGACCGTCCTGCGAAGCCAGTAGTCGATCGACGCGACGCTCAGCGGTTGATGCTCAACGGACACAGCGACGTCGACGGAATGGTGATCGCCACCTGGCTTCCGAGGCAGTCGTAGAAGCACACCTTGGTCATTGAGCCGGGCGGCGCGTTCTCCCCAGACTTGAAGCACATGGTCGCGACCTTCAGCGGCTGAGCCGGCGATTCGTGTTTCGTAGGCGCGGCGGCGGCGACGCCGGAGAACGCTATAGCGACCGCTAAAAATACGCGCATTTCGAACCCCGTCAGCTTCCCTCGCGTCACGGTAGCGATGATTTTTTCGTAGCGCGAACACGATGTTTCGTAATTTCGCTTGCATCCTACGAAACTTCGTACTACAACTCTCCCTACCAACGGAGAGCGCAGATGCAACCCGCCACCAAGAAAGCCGACCCCCTAGCCCAGCATCTCGACGCGCTCGTGGATGCGCATGGCCTGGGCGTCACCGACGATGAAGTCTCGGTCCTGGCCGCGCTGGGCGAGGACATCGCCGCCCTGATGCTGGCCGCGGCCGAGAAGCTGAACGGCCTGACGGACGGCCGGATGGTCACCAGCTGGAACGGCCGGCTCGAGGTCCGCCGCAAGGCGACATTCGATCCCGCGGAGCTGACCGCGCTGGCCATCGACGCGACGCTCGGCGCGCTCGATGCGGTCGGCGTCGTCTCCACCGCTGCGGCGCTCCGCCTGGCGGACAAGCCGCAGGTGATGGCGAGGGCAGCGTGATGGAAGCGAAGCACACGCCGGGGCCCTGGCAGCGTCTCGTCCGCGCCGATCTGGAGAAGGATCTCAAGGCGAGCGCGAAACGTAGTCGCGCAGCGAAGAAGGCCGCCAAGGCCCGCGCCGCCATCGCCAAGGCGGAAGGCCGGTGACCGACCTCCCCCTCCCCCTGATCCCCGCGCGCCCTCACGCCGACGACACGGCCGAGGCCCTGCGCCGCCAATTCGAGGACCGACCCCAATGACAGAAGACGAAGCCAAGACGAAGTGGTGTCCCTTCGCGCGCTGCGGCTCATCCACCAGCGGGCTGGGCTCGATGAACCGCGTCGTTGAGATCGACGGCCTGGAGCAGGTTCGGATCAACAACGAATGCATCGCCTCCACCTGCATGGCGTGGCGCGAGCAGAAGGTTGACCGCTGGGTCGATTCTGTCGGCGTAATGATCGAAGACGGTCAACGCGGCTCATACCAGGGCGCCGCCCTCAAGACCATCATCGTCGGCGGCTACTGCGGCCTCGCGGGAGCGCCGCAATGACCGACGCCCAGCAAATCAGCCGCGCCATCATCGCGCGCCAGACCGACAGCCGCCCGCGCGCCTTCGCAATATCGCGCAGCGACCGCAACACCCTGACCCGCATCGCCTATCTGATCATGGCGGGGTTCGGCTTTGGCGCCGCGCTGATGCTGGCGCTCAACGCCACTGCGCTCGCCCGCGGCTTCGCGTGACCGGCCGCCTCCAAATCCAGGACCCTCCCATGACCCCCTCTGTGACCGGAGAAGAGAGACATACGGCGGAAGTCTCAGCATCGCGCCGCGATCTGGAGCGTCTGGAGGGAGGGGAAGAGGGTTCGTCCAGGGACCACGCCCCTTCTGCCACCGTTGGACAAGGGGACCCTGCCCTTGCCATCAGCAGCGCCACGCCGACTCGCAAGCTGCCGCGAGCGCCGAAGGACCCGTGGGACGCCACGCGAGACCAGAGTTTCGCGGCCGATTTGCGACTGTCGCGCGCGCTTCACCGCGAAGCCCAAAGGGTGACGGTGCGCGCAAGCGATCTGCGGCAGGTACTGCACGACAAGGGCCTGTCCGAGTTGAGCGACGAGATCGTTGGTCGTGTCCGCGAGGCCGCCAAGCGGGTGACGGGCGGAAACTGCGCCTACGCCGACGATGACCTGCGAGTCCTGGCCACCCTGGCCGAGCGGGCCGTTCGAGCTGGACTCACTGAGGGTTTCTCGCCGTCGATCCAGAAGAACATGGCGCGGGCGGTCTCCGCTCTTGTTGCTGAGCAAGATGATGGGACGGGCAGGGACCCGTCTCCACCAGTGAACGCCGATGCAGTTCCCGGGACGAACCCTGAATCCACCGCCCTCCTGGAGGAGCTGAAGGCGAAGACGGAGGCGCTGGAGCGGATCGCCTACGATGATGGCGTTGCGCAAACGGCTCAACCGGCACGCGCCATCGCTCTAGCGGCCCTCCTCCACGCCCAGGATCAGGGGAAGGACCAGCCATGAGCAAGCTTAAGCCGAAGGTGAAGGCGAAGTCCGAACGACTTGTCGCCGCCGCATTGATCCGAGATGGTGTGGTCGAGAGCCGGGGCTTCAAGTCCCATTGGCAAATCCGCGCGGCGTTGGGCGATGCCGACCCAACGAAGAATTTCAACGCCGATCCCGAAGGCTTCCTGACCAGCAGGGGGCGGTTTGTGACCCGGGCGGAAGCCTGCGCCATCGGCGTCGCTAGCGGTCAGCTGTCGGCCCATTGGGCGCGGCCAGGTCGTCCGCTTCTCAGCTCCGACATCAGTTGGTGAGCCGCATGACCGTCGCGCCTGATCTGGTAGAGCTACGGGAAAGAGTGGCGAGGATCATCTCGCCGCAGACGTTCGAGCTGATCGAGCACTACGACGGACTTCTGCAGTCCAAACCGGGCGACGCCTTCAAGGCATATCCGAGCCTTCGGACGCAACGCGACGAAGCTCTCGCCAAGGCCGATGCGATCCTCGCTCTCCAACAGGTTGAGCGGACGGAGGTGGCCGACGACGCGGCCGAGTTCGCCGACTGGCATCGCCGGGTTCGCGAGTGGAGCGGGTCGTCGTTCCTGGCGGGCGAACGGATGTCGGCCGAAAAGCAGCTCGACGCCAAGGGCGCACTCTACAGCGACCTGTGCAGCCTGGGCAACTTCCTGCTGTGGTGGGCCGATCGCCTCGCCTCCCCTCGTGGGGGTGAGGGGGAAGAAGAGGGGTCCTCCCGGGATAACGATCCAGGCACCGGTTCTTCGGTGCTGAGAGCGGCGCTGACTGTTGCGAAGGCGGCGTTGGAACACCTGGGCGATCCCTCTTACATGCGCGGTGAGTGGATCGGCGGCGAGATGGTCTACCAGTGGATCGGAGCCGAGGACTTTCAGGTCATCGCCCGACAAGCGGTTGGCCGCATCGAGGGCATCCTCGCCGCCACCCCTCGTCCTGCTGAGCACACCCAGGACGGAGAGCCTTCTGGATGGGTGCTGGTTCCGCGCGAGCCGACTGAGGAAATGATCGAAGCGGCCAAGGCGGCGCTCGCGAAGTGGCGAGACGGTCTCCCGCTCGACGAGAAGATGCTGCGTCATGTGCTGAAGTCAGGTCGCGGCTATACCGAGGCGACCGAAGACGAAAAGCACCAACTGCGCTGGGCCGCGATGATCGCCGCCGCGCCCCCTCCACCGGAGAACAGCCTGTCGGGTCGGACAGGGGACCTGCCGAAGACGGGATTGCTCCGGGACACCGTCAAAACTGACCCCTCCCCCGACCTTAAGCTGGCGCTGGAAGCGCTGGAAGCAATTGCGGGCGGCGAGGGCTTCGCGGACGTGATCGCGCAGCAAACGCTCGATCAGATCAAAGCCTCCCAGAAGGGAGGCGACCGTGGCTGAGGTGAAGCGGACCGCGTTGCAGATCGAAACGCTGCATCTCGTCGCCGCCGGGAAGGTCGAGAACGCCAAGCACGGCTACGGCGCCTGGCGCATCCGGGGCGCGAACGCGAGCACCGTCGGACGCCTGCGGTCGCTCGGATTGCTACGTTGGTCTGACGGCTGGGGCGGGATCGCAGAGCTGACCGACGCCGGCCGAACCGCTCTGAGAGAAGACGCCATGACCGGCTACTGCAAATGCGGCCGCCCAGCCGTGACCACTGGCGGGACCTGCGGACGCTGGGAGTGCTTTCAGCCTGTTCAGCCGACTACCGGCGATCTGGACCTGAGGGTGCCTAGAGACGGCTTCTATCTGATCGAGGTGGATGAAAACGGCCGGCGCTCGCTTGCTGGCGATCGACCGCTGCGGGTGGTTCCGCCCGGCTCGCGCTTCATCGTCATGGAATATCGAGCGGGCGCTTGGGTCCAATCCGACGCCGAACGCTTGAAGCACTGGCGAGACCGCGCAGAGGCCGCCGAGGAAGTCCTATCGCACGCCGACATCGCTGTCGAAGCCGCCGAAGCCAAGGCCGAGGCGCTGGCCGAACGCTTGAAGGCGGCTAATGACGCGGCCGACCTGATCGCCATCGAGCGTGAGGCATGGAAAGCCAAGGCCGAGGCTCTGGAGCGGGAGCGGGATGCGCTGCGCCTGCAAGCCGAGTGCTGGGCGATGGAGGCCAAGGGCCACAAGGCCAGCCTGCATGAAGCCTATCAGGCGGTCACCGGCGCCACTGGCGAGCCGGGCAACTGGAACGGCGCGCGGCCGATTATCGAGGCGATCACCGAACTCCGAGCCTCCCTCTCCACCTCCGAGGGGAAGCTGGAGAAGATCGTAAGCTTGACGGGCGGGCTCCTAGCCGCTGCGAAGCGCCTCGTGGAAATCGCCGATCGTATCCAGCCCGGCGCCGGCGATCAGGATATCCACGAAATTCTCGCCTTGCTCGACGACGGGTCAGACGACGCCATCGCGGCAATCACGACGTGGGAGGAAGCCCTCTCCACCCTCTCCGACACCAAGGGGTCGGTAGAAGAAGAGGAAGAGAAGAAGGGTGGCCTCCCGGAGTTGCCGTGCGGCGATCCCCAAGAGGACTGCCACGATACTCAGCACTACGATGAAGGGCGCAAGCCTTGATCCGCCTCCTCCTGGGCGACTGCCGCGAACGCCTCGGTGAACTCGACGCGGGCAGCGTGCATACGTGCGTGACGAGCCCCCCATACTTCGGCCTGCGCGACTACGGCCACGCCGGGCAAATCGGACTGGAAAGCACGCCTGACGCTTTCGTTGCCGAGATGGTGTCGGTTTTCCGCGAGGTGCGCCGCGTGCTGCGCGACGACGGAACGCTGTGGCTGAACCTGGGGGATAGTTACGCCCAGGGCCATGGTGGCAGCAGCACGATGGGCAACGGCGTCAACCTAACAAAGGCCAGTCGTTCGGCGGCTAAGCCAAGGAAGCGCGACGATGTGGATTGTGCGTCTTGGTCGACGCGAGATGCCACGCCCAAGAATGTAGTGCCGGGCCTCAAGCCGAAGGACTTAATGGGTATGCCCTGGCGGGTTGCCTTCGCGCTGCAGGCGGACGGCTGGTGGCTGCGCCAGGACATCATCTGGGCCAAGCCGAACCCGATGCCGGAGAGCGTCACCGACCGCTGCACCAAGGCGCATGAGTACCTGTTCCTGCTGAGCAAGGGGCCGCGCTATCACTTCGATGCTAAGGCGATTGCGGAGGCTTCTGAAACGTTCGGGCGGCAGGCTCCCGCTGCTGGGGTGAGCCCAAAGAACCTTGACGCAGATCGTGTCTATCAAGGCGTGCCCAAAGGCGACAGCTATGACCGCGAGACCCGCAACAAGCGCAGCGTCTGGAACGTCGCGACGCAGCCCTTCAAAGAGGCGCACTTCGCCACATATCCACCGGAGCTGATCGAGCCCTGCATCCTGGCGGGCTGTCCAGCCGGCGGAACGGTGCTGGATCCATTCGGCGGCGCTGGGACGACTGGCCTTGTCGCCGACCGTCTCCAGCGCAATGCCATCCTGATCGAACTCAACCCTGACTACGCCGAGATCGCCCGCAAGCGGCTGCACGGTGACGCCGGGATGTTCTCCGACGTGGAGGCCGCATGACGACTAGCCGCAACGCCGATGATGGCGCTGTTTGGAGCGTCCACACCGGGCAACTCCGGGACGAACACTGTTCCCCTCCCCAACCCCCGCCCCTGCTGACGCGCATGGAGGGCGGATGACCCGCAAGGCCGCCTTCACAGCAGCTGACTACGCACGCGCGGTCGCGGGCGCGCTGAAGGGCGGCCTGCCTGTGGGTAGTTTCAAAGTCGTTGTGGAAAACGGTGAACTGGCCATCTTGCCAGTCGCCAACGCTCAGCCGCCTGTTGTCGCCACCGAAGGCTACGGCAAGGCGCTCGAAAGATGGCGACGTTCCGCGTGAGGTACGTGAAGGCCTACAGGGATCGCCATGGGAAGCGGCGGCTGTATTTCCGCCGCAAGGGCTTTCCGAGCGTGCTCCTGGCTGGCGAGCCAGGCTCCAAGGCGTTCGCCGAGAGCTACGAGGCGGCGATGAAGAACGCGCCCCGCAAGATCGGCGAGGAGCGCACCCTGCCCGGCTCCTGGTCCGCGGTCATCGCCGAGTACTACGAGAGCACCGGCTATCAGCGCCTCAAGGATATCACCAAGGCCACGTACCGCAACGTGCTGGAGCGCTTCCGCAAGGACTTCGGCGACGAGCCGATTGCGGGCCTTACGCCCGCCATCCTGGACGGCATCCTCGATGCTCTGGCGCACAAGCCGGGCGCCCAGGGGACCTTGAGGAAGGTTCTGCGCCTGGTCCTCAAGCTGGCCAAGCGCCGGCGCCTGATCAAGGACAATCCGATGGACGGCCTGCGGCTGTCCCGCAAGCCCGTGAAGGGCTTCATCGCGTGGTCGGAGGATGACATCGCCGCCTACGAGGCCGCGTGGCCCTCAGGAACGCGCGAGAGGCGCGCCCTTGCCCTCCTGCTCTATACGGGCCAGCGCCGCGCCGACGTGGTGAAGATGGGCCGCCAGCACATCAAGGACGGCCGCATCATGGTCGTTCAGCAGAAGGGCGACCACGAGCTGTGGATCGCGCTGCATCCGGGTCTGAAGTCGGAGATCGACAAGGCCCCGAAGAATGAGCTGCAGCTCCTGACGACGCAGTACGGCGAGCCTTTCAGTGCGGCCGGATTCGGGAACTGGTTCGGGGAGAAGGCACGCGCCGCCGGTCTGGAGAATCGGACCGCTCATGGGCTGCGTAAGGCGGCGGCGCGGAGGCTCGCCGAGGCGGGCTGCACGCCCAGCCAGATCATGGCCGTGACGGGCCACCAGAACCTGTCGGAAGTGACGCTGTATACGGCGTCTGCGGATCAAAAACGCTTGGCCGACGAGGCCATTGCGCGAACAAAAACGTCTAACCCTCAAAGCCCGGTTAGACAAAAAAGGCGAAAAGTGCAATAGTTTCAAGTGCTGAAAAGGCGCGTGGCAGTCCCTAGGGGAGTCGAACCCCTCTCTCCAGGTTGAAAACCTGGCGTCCTAACCGATAGACGAAGGGACCGCGTGCGCGAGGGCGGCTCTATATCCGCCTTCCCCGGACGGCGCAACAGCCTCGTCCCGGTCTTCGACAAACCCCTGTTTCCGCTCTGCTATTTCGGCGGATTGGCGCCCAGGTCCATGATCAGCCTGGTCAGCAGGTAGAGCCTGGGCGTCACGGTCGGCAGGTCGATGTATTCCTGGTCGGTGTGGAATCCGCCGCCGACCGGCCCCAGGCCGTCCAGCGCGGGCGTGCCCGCCTCCGCCGCCAGGGCCGATTCGGAGGCGCCGCCGCTGCCGGCGGTGGTCAGCTTCAGGCCGATCCCGGCGTAGATCGCCTGCGCCCGCGCGGCCAGCGCCTGAGTGTCCGCATTGTCCGGCAGCGGCGGGAAGGACGCCTGGCGGGTCACGCTCACCGTCGTGTCGAGAACCGAGGGCGCGGCCGCACGGGCCTTGAGCGCGCCCTCCACTCTCTCGAAGTCGGCCTTGTCGCGCACGCGCACGTTCACCTGCGCCAGGCCGTCCTCGGGGATGATGTTGTGGCGCACGCCGGCCTTCAGCCCGGTCAGGTTCACCGTCAGGCCGTCG